AAAATGGAAATTGCCATCATCATCTTCATAACCATCATAAGAATCTGATGTGTCTTGTTTAAGCTCCATAGAATGATTCTTAACTACATCTCTTTCCATGATGTCAGAAGCATCTTCAAACATATTCCAAATTACACCATTGCACACTAAAAATTCACGTTCTATACCATCGTCACAAACCCTCAGTTCATAATGAGCATCATTATCCTCTGAACTAAGAATTGTTCCATACGCATGACCAATATATTTCCTTCGAACGCCATTCTTATCCTTAACAATCGTATATCTGTGATTTGAAAAATCATCGTCTCCAGCTTTATTTTCCTCAATAAAACCAACAATAGGTATATATTCCAAGGTTGGCAAAGCTGCATCAACAACTTCTTTGTCAAAAATACTCTTATTATAATTTAGCCCTGTGTGCATAAGCCAAATTTTCACTTTTGTAAATCTGCTGTCATCCTGAATATAATCTGCAATCTTTTCAAATGAAACAGGGATAGACAATGCAGACTGCTTAATATCTGCCATAAATGTCACCCCTTAGTTCTTGTTCTTATCTTTATCAGCAGACTTTTCTCCTTCATCACTTAAGCTTTTTCCTTTGTCTTCATTAGTAGGTCTTCCTGCCTCAGATGAATTAAAGGTAGAAGTAAGCGGCTTGAATTTATTGTAATAATCAAAAATATCATTATGAACAATATAAGATCCAAGCACACGCGATGGAGTCATATCTAATGTTGCAAGCAATTTATCAATTACAGGAATACCTAACGTGCAAGCCTCCTTATATCTCTTTGATACTGAGTCACGATTAAATACTGTAATATCAACTAAATAAAAACTAAATTTAAATGCTTGCTTGTTAAATTTTCTAATTTTAATAAATCTGTTTACCCATCTCTCAAACTGACGATAAACACTATATATAAGCGCAGAATCGTTTTCAACAGAAAGCGTTACTGCCGTTGCAGAAGAAGATCCATTAAACAATTCTTTAGATACACCCGAAGAATTATATACTTCATCTATGGCATCTGACACATTATTTCTCGTATTACTTGAATCCTTGAAACTAATTGCCTCACCTTTTGCTCCAAGTGTATGAATCATACCAATATCATCAGACATACTTTCTCTATTGATCTCTGCAAAAATTGACAATGTTTCAGGCGTAATCAAAGGCTTATCAACGAATTTCTCATCAATCGGAACTTGAACCAAAATAGCCTTATAATTATCCGTTCTTGCAGATTGAAGTTTCAATTTTTTAAACACATCAAGATCAAGAATGTCCTGAATAATAGAAATCATAAGAGGATACGGATATGTCCATTGACTATTTAGTTTTACACATATTTGCTTATCTGCTGGCGGCGTGTACCAATAACTAACTTGCTTATTTTTCTTTTTACTATCTGTGTATTCAATATAAGCATCTTGCACATAATCTGGATAAGCAGATAATTCTTTAGGATCAATACAATTTAGATTAATTTTAAAATTATATAATCCGTCTTGAATCTGCGCCAACTTACAAATATCATAATTAATCTGTATAATAAAAAAATCTGTAGGACTATCTACGATAAGCCCACAGAAAATATCTTGACTTGGCAAAACTTTCATGATTTTACTAAACTCATGTTTAATTTGCATTGTTTCAAGTTTCGCTGCCAGTAAGTTATATGTCTCCTTGATCGTATCTTTACTCGCCTTATCTTTTACATCGAATAAATCAATGCCCCAGCAAAATAACGCCATATTGCTATACATGTTATTTAGTCTATAATAATGCGGCGAAATTCTCATAAGTATTTCAGAAGCTTCTAATATGATTTTCCAGTGTTGTCTTGGATTTCTTAACGCACGCTGTACATCTTCAAGGTTAATTCTCCCCAGCTTCTTCGTTTCAATTATATCCGAATGAGAACAAATATCGTGAATCATTAACCTTTTGAATGCAGATAAATCTAAATTACCATTCCCTATTTCTGCAATAGAAAAAGATTTCTCATCTTTCTTATACTGATCTTCACTATAAACCTCTGTATACTGAGCTTCATTCTTCGTTTCCGTCGATGGCATATCTCTCACCTCCAATCTTTAATACATTCTTGGCTTCTTGTTTAAATTCTTTATCTTCTTCGCATACTCTGCGGCAACAAAATTCTTGTTTGCTTGATTTAATAGTTTTCTTTCGATCTGACATTGTACCCAATAATTATAAGCAAGAGATGAATATCTATCCTTACGCATTCCAGACTTTTCTATAATTTTTACATTCGTACCCTTAATTTCGTATTGAAGATTAATCAATTCATAAATCAACAGAGTAGTTTGTATATATGGCATCTTATATAGCATTTGCTCATAAGAAGACATCTTAGAAAATCCTTTAACCTTATCTTTCAGTATTTCTTCTGCCTCAAATTCAGAAACAAGCAAATTAATTTTATTCTGCTGGAATCCATTTCTAAGTAAAATAGATATCTCATTATTGAATGACGCATTTGCTTTGATGACCCATATGACTTTCTCGGCATTCGGCACACTACAGCGATCAGCCATTTCTTCATTATTACAACATGATAATGCAGGATATACAATTCCCATCTCATAATCAATAATATCTTTTGTAAGTGCATCATATACAGCAAGTCCAATTCCATTTCCATCAATAACAAGATCGGTACACTTGTACCAATGAAAATACCTTCTTGTATATAAAGCCAAATCATCTGCATTAATACCTTCAAAGTTTTCAAGATAAACAAGATTAGTTGTGTATTCATTGCTAGAATTTGGTATTGCACTATTAATAAACAGTGAACTTGCGTCATTCTTATGCGACTTTGATGCCATGAGTGCAACGTCCAAAGATAATATTCTTCTTTCGTTAAATGCTCGATCTGGTATTTTTATGTCTTTAAACTTACCAATTGGAGGATATAGCGCTGTTTTAAGCGTTCTTCTATTAGAAACATCATCAAAAGAAAAGAATGCATCTTCGTTATCTCCAAACGGCATGCATCCCATCTCCATGTCAAACTTCACAGCGTCAAAATCTGATTCTGACATTTCATCTTCAATTTCTATACGCTTTTTCAAACCTTCTTTAATTGCCATTTGATATGGAAGTGCGCATACAAAATATCCTTCTCTTCCTCCAAGTAAATTAACTGTATATGCTTTTGATTTTTCATAAGACCAATGACTCTTGTACCAACACGAGGACATGTATATCTCGATATTGGTTTCAAGATATTCATCTTTTCCCTTATATTCTTTTTTAGATAAATATCCGGGCTGTCTTGGATCTCCTAAGAAACGCTTAATAACTGTATTAATCGTATCTCTATCAACCATTCTGAACTCATCTATAACAATAACGTTTGCACGATTACCACGACCAGTATCAGAAGCAGTAACAACCTTAATCCATGATCCATTTCTAAAATATATTTCTGCTTTTTGAGCACCAATTGTGCATTCTGATATTTCTCTTCTTAAATTATCTGATCCCCAACCATGTAGTACCATAAAATCATCTTCAATTTTTTGAAGTACCTCATTAGCCTGAGATCGAATCGATGACGCAACACAAATTTTCGTATGTGGGAACAAAATACATCGAATAATACAAAACAAAGCTGTAAGCCAACTCTTTCCAAGACCACGCGCTGCCCAGAACATAAAATGGACATTATGCATCATTCCATAAAGCAAAAACTTTTGAAATGTCTTCAATTCTATATGAAGATAGTCCTTTGCAAATCTCTGAGGATTCGCACGATAAAACGCAGCCCATGTTGCTACACCTTCAAGAATCCTATTCGATTTTTCAGTGGCAATTTGTTTTTCACTTTTTTTGTTTTGATAATCCATTTAATCACTCATGTTATCTTGATTACCAAAAATAGCATCAAACAAAGCATCATTATCTTCTTCGCCACTGTATTCAGGTTTCATAACTGTATACTTCTCCATGTATTTTGTATACAGATTAGAAAGACCATTCTTCAATCCCATCATCTTTGCTAAATGACCTTTAAAAAATACATCAAGATACAAACCAATCTTATCTACATCTTGAAGATCTTCATCAATCTCTGGTAATGGTCTTGTATTTTCCCACTTATCAATAAGCGTTCCAAATGTTTGTGTATCAGAAAGCGTTTCGCTTTTATTTTGCTTCGGCTGAAGCTTTGCTGCTTCAAGCTGTTTTAAAAGCGTCATATTCAAGTCTTTTGTATCAGAACCAGCCCTTCTTGCTTTTGACAATTCAAGCTGTGTAAAACAAATCTGTTTAAACACTTCTTCTTGCGACTTTGTTTCACATTCATGTCTTGTTGTCCAATCTCCATACTGATCCAATAAGAATTTATAATCATCTTTAGAAAACCCATTCCCAAATAACCGTATAGCTTTCTCAATTTCTTCCTGAGATACACTTGCT